AGGGTACTAAGAACAAGGTTGGCCTTCAGGAAGCGTTTGAGGATCGACAGAAACAAGGATATAACTGGAACAACATGATGCTGCAACGCTGGACTGATCCAGATGGTGCGGAGCACAGAGTCCTAGATGACTATGAACGCAATCGTATATTAATTGACCTAACAGCACAACCAGAAGAAGTTAAAGCGACAGTAGATGCTTGCATCCGTGAACAAATCAGCCACAAAGATATCGGACAGGTTGGAGTAAGATTTATGCAGTTCTGTGGCAAATACGAGCTGAACAAATGCAGCGAGTCAGCTGACAGCTTTGGACGTTGGTTAAACGAGACCTATAAAGGAGTATTAACAACATGAGCTTAATAGCACTACCAATAGTAGATAAACAATACTGGATTTTAAAAGAAAACGATCGTAAGGTTGGCAACATCGAGGCATGTGCTGGCGGATACCAAGTTAAGATCAATAATCAAGTTGCACAGTTTAAAACAATTAAATTGGCAGCTCGAAATGCAAACATTGAATTTGAACCAGTAGCTAAAATTGCCAAGCCTAAAACAAATATAGATCAGATCTACGGTTATGCTGTGGCAGGTCGGGTATATAATCCTATGTGGAATGTTGCACAACAGTTGCCAGTGTATACCAAAACTGATAAAAGCAAATCGTGGTTTGCCGCTGGCTGGTATAATGTACGCAAAGGTCGAAAGTGGAAAGCGGTGTTGGCACCCAAGCTGATCACCCTACAACGATATCCTTACCAAGGACCGTTTTATAGTCAGGAAGAATCTCAAAATAATAATGACTTTACATCTACAAAAATTTGTTGATCGAGTACGCGGGCACGAAGCCCGTGGCTCACGAGATTTTGTTATGACCTTGGCCGAAGCCAAAGACATGCATGCTGATATCACTAGACTGCTGTTAGAACTGTATGATCTGCGTGAACACGCCGGCAAACCCGCTGCAGAAGAAGTAATTACAGTACAAATAGGTGGAGGTTCATTCTAAATATACCTATATTTGTAGATAAATAAAATATAGGAATATAATGCTATGAGCCGACCAAAACCCAGCGTACTAATCGAATACACCAACAAAGCCACCTACAAGACCGAACAAGTGTTAGCCTCTGAGGGTGTATGGGCTGTGTTCTATGACGCAAACCCTATCAACCTCAAAACCTCAAACATGCTGGTTCAATACCCTGGACCTAAATACAAAAAGGTTTCATTTAGTAATCCTGGCCATGCTAAAAACTTGGCCCGTAAACTCAACACTCAATTTAAAACCGACAAGTTTACAGTAGTCTTATTAAACGCTGGCACACAAATATATCCTTGATGTGCGCGACAAAAAGAAACTTACTCAAGAATTAGTTGCTCTTTTACCCAAAGAGCAACGTATAAGTCCAGAATCAGCGTTTAGTGCCTGGTGGTATAACTTACGCAGTACCGGTGGTCTTAGACTAACTATCACAGGTTACATGACCTTTGTTGACTATCTTGATCTTACACAGTATGAGTTCCATATTCCAGATGCACACGAATTTAATCTACGTACTATAATTGCCCTAGATCGACGATTGGAATTACCCTATTATATTGTAATTAAAAAAAGTGTGCCTGTTAGTGTGATATTTTTTGGTAGCAAAGAAGCTATGTTGGTTAATCTATATGGCAATTTACAAAAGTTTCTTGACAATTATTAATCATAATGTTATACTTAGTTAATCCATGAATATACTTGAACAAAACGATCAACTTGGCTTTTACATGGTAGGAGAAGAAAAACACTATATAAAACCTCGTGCATTAATCAGAGCCACAGAAACTGGGCATTTTCCACAGTGGAATTTTAATAAAGAATCATTTGAAAAATTTCCGTGGCATGTAGAACCCGAAACTAATCTTAAAGAATTATATCGCTTGCGGGCACAGCAGATTAGAGACAAATACGATTACATCAGACTTGAAGTATCTGGCGGCGGCGACAGCAGCACTGTGGCCTATAGCTTTATCAATAATAAAATTCATCTTGACGAAGTTGTTTTTAGATATCCCAAAACAGGTGAAAAAAATGTGACTGATGATCCATTTAACACTAAACCAGAAAATACTCTAAGTGAATTTAAGTACGCGGCCAAGCCATTGCTAGAATGGATTTCAACACACAGTCCACACACAAAGATTACCGTTCATGACTATAGTGAAGATATGTTGGTCTCTGGACATGATGAAGGTTGGATCTTTAGGACTAAAGATTATTTTCAGCCCGGACATGCATTTAAGCATACAGTCGATGCGGTTGATTCTCACAAACGCACATTGGACCAAGGATTACGAGTATGCATGTTATGGGGCGTTGACAAACCTAAAGTGTGTATTAAAGATTCCAAATGGTATTTGTATTTTATGGATGTGCAGGCCAACAATGCCAATCCTGAAGTAGGACAATGGAGCAACATTACCAATGAATATTTTTATTGGAGCCCAGAATTACCCGAGATGTTGGCCAAACAAGCACACATGATCAAAGCCTGGTTTGATCAACCACACAACACGTATCTGCAACATTTAGCCCGTTGGCCTAATTATAGTTTTGCACAACGCACTACATTTGAACACATTATTAAACCATTGATTTATCCTGACTACGATCCTACCACTTTTCAAACCAGTAAACCTACAAACAGTTTTTATAACGAAATGGACCAGTGGTTTTACACTAATTTTCAAGAAACTCAAGCATTTAAAGTATGGCAAGCAGGATTAAAACATTTAGTCGATAATATTGATGCTAAGTTTTTTAACAACGAAATGGGACGCCCTGTTGGATTCGTAGGATTTATTAGTCCATTCTATTACCTTGGTGATGCGACCTTTGCTGATCCAGGTAACAATACACATTTTAAATTTTAAATTATGCCTATTACAAACAAGCCAGGGCAATACTCCTTAACAGTCATTGATAACGAAATTGATGTAGGTCTGCAACAGCGTGTTTGGTCGTTTTTAATGGGCCAAGAATACTGTGTAAATCACTACGATCAAAATCACAGCAACTGGTATCCCGGTGAAGATCGCTGGCACACACCCAGATTGCGGCCTGCGGCCTTACGTTGTCCTTTTGCCTGGGACCAACCCAGCCTTGAGTACCGCGCTCCGGTAGTGGCGGAACTGTGGCGCAACATCAACAACCTGTTAGACAATCAATTTGTCATCGACGGAATTCCTGAGAGTATGAATTACATGACTGGTATTAGCCCAGTTGCAGGCATTACACGAGCCAGTGGTCAACCTGGTGCAGAAAAAAGCGCCTGGCGGGTCTACGGCGACGGCATGGAAAAAGAATATCGATCTCGCAGCAAAGCAGTACACAGAGACATTCCTTACCTAGACAATGATACTTACTATACCTTGGTGTACTTTGCCAATCTAGAATGGCATCCACAACTGTATGGAGAAACGCTATTTCACAGCAACGATGCCGACACCGGCGATTTCACTGGCAAATATGAGCAAGACCAACCTAGAAATTTCCCCATTGGTGATGTAGAAAACACAGTGGCTCCAAGACCTGGTCGTATCATGGTATGGGACAGCAGATACCTACATCAAATCAAACCGGCGGCATTATATGTTCCAGAAAATCTGTTAGCAATTAGTTTTAGACTGAAATTGGCTGATAAATAAAAGTCAGCAACGCCAACAGTCAGTTGACGTCGGATTTATCAGACGCCTAGGGTGTAACCCTTTTACCGCTGTGTTATATGCGGAACGCCGCCCGTAAGCAGAATTCTTCTGCAAGCTCTAAAACTAATTGGAGATTATTAAATGAAACAAAACACACCAACACAGGTGGTTGACAACCTATGCAACTTTCTTTATAATGCAAATATGAAAAAATTATTCTTATCTGTATTTCTAACCGTTTTATCGGCAACCGCTATGAGTAAAGAAGTTGTTACTATTGTTTACTCGTGGTCGCCCGCCGATGTTGCCGCAAACTTTCACCGCACATTAGTTAACGAAGCCAACCGAATTCAAGACAAATACACATTTATATTTGATACCAAACCCGGTGCTGGTGGAACCGTTGCCGCTAATCACGTGGCCAATACACCAAACACCATATTGGCCACGGCCAGTGCATTCTTTATTCGTCCTAACTTTTTCCCCAACGAAAGTCATGACTTAAACAACTTTAAAGAACTCATGCCACAATGCAGTGCACCAGGTGTTGTGACCTCAAGCAAATACAAATCTTGGAAGGATGTACCTACTGATCAGCCGTTGACTATTGGTATGAGTGGCATGGGTACAACTACACACTTAATTGCTGCTCAAATAATTAAACGGTATCCTAAGATGACCGTGATTCCATACAAGAGCACCAGCGAAGCTGTAACAAGTGTCTTGAGCGGCAACATTGATTTCGCTGTAAATTTTATAGGAGATAGTGCTCAATATACAGAAGCTGGCTCGCCTAAGAAAATCTATATGCTAGGTATAACTGGTGATCAAACTATCAATGGGGTTGCGCCATTGGTAACCCAGGGATTTACACGGAATTTGGCTCGAATGAATGTTCCAGCACAATTGGTAGTTCCTAAAAATATGTCGGAATCAAAGTTTAATGACCTACGCCAGATCCTAGTAAAAGCAGGACAATCCAAGACAGTCAATGATTCGTTTGCTGTGGATTATTGCCAGTCGATGAATCAAATGCCTACTGAAAATTTACAAGGATATTATAACTTACAGGTAGCAGAGTGGCAAAGACTTAGTTCCGGAGTAAGCCTAAAGTAATACTAAATACTCAAGCATGGAACAGAACAAAAAACCCGTTGATAAGTTTTTTTACTCTGAAAAAGAGTGGGATCGGTTAGGCTGTGGTCCTTTGCCCGAAGAGCGCGATCGTGTTAAACAACATTTAGACGCTTGTGCAAAAGGTAATCCAAAGATTGACGGAAAAACCGTGAAAGGGTACAATTAACTTAAAATTTTGATTAATTTTAAAATTAATGTATAAATATTAGATTAACAAGGAATTTATATGCCTACATTTACTACAAAGATAAAGTTTGATTACCCTTTTAGAGAAGACCAAAGACCTGCCAGAGATGCACGTCTTAGAGAGCAGTTTGAAGCTGGTTTGCTTATCGCAGAAGATCCAACAAATTTTGATGTTCAACCCGAGCGGGGAGTTCGCGTTTGGACCACAGAAGATGCAGCCAATGCTCATGTAGCCTGGTGTAACGAGACCTTTGTTCCACCTCCAATTTCTGCTATAGTAGAAATCACTTAATTTTAGTATTAAAGAATTGTTGTAATTCCTTCAAATTGAAGGCGCTGTGGACCCGGGGGCGGAGCCCGGCATCTCCACCGAAGTGTATTTGATTGTGCCACTCCTGTATAAGGACAGTATTGCAGATTGAGTATACTTCGTTGGGGATGAATTAGTTTCGACATGGTGAGCTAGAAGAGAAGGCAACACAGTAGGCGATGACTGTCAATCAAGCAAAACTCGTAAATGCAAAAGCATCTACAGGCGAAGTAACTGTTTCAGGCAAGGGCGTTAAGTTCTCTGCTCGTACAGCGAAAGCCGAATCTTTCGCAGTTTAATCACCGCGATAGGGTAATTATACCTCGTAACAGAAAATAGTAGAACCCGCTTCGGCGGGTTTCTTTTTGTAAGCCGTTAACTCTAAAAGTCACCAGAAAGTATGCAATTTTTGCTGGCCACTAGTGTAAACCACTAAATATTTGTCTAAGAAGTACTTTTAAAAGGAAATGAAACAAATGAAGAAATTACTATTAGCATTATTCGCAATGGCTGGCATTACCGCGGCTCACGCTCAGGTATCTGGCAATTTAGGTTTGACAAGTGACTACCGCTTCCGTGGTATTAGTCAATCCCAAAATGCTCCTGCTGTCCAAGGCGGTGTTGATTATAATCACTCAAGTGGTTTGTATATTGGTAACTGGAACAGTTCAGTAAGCTCACAAGTTTACACCAACGGTTCAGGTGTTGAGAGCGATCTCTATGCTGGTTACAAGAAAGATATCTACAAAGGTATCACCATTGATGTTGGTACATACAACTACTTCTATCCACGTGCTACCACTGCAGCCAAGACAGGTTCTAACTATGACACATACGAAGGCTTTATCGGCTTGGGTTATGGTCCTGTCAGTGCCAAGTATAGTCAAACACTAGGCAACGGTTACTTCGGGACTGCCAATGCTAAAAACACAAACTATACACAAGCTGACATCGCTCAATCACTTGCACCCCTAAGTGCTCGATTGAAAGATGTGACTTTCTTGGCTCACTATGGTCGTACTAATGTTGCTAATAGTTCTACTTTGGACTACAACGACATGAACGTTGGCCTTGGCTACGCCTTGCCAAAAGACTGGTCAGTAAATGCCAAGTACTATACAAATAGTAGTATGACAAGCACTTTCCAAACAGCTAATAATGTAAATGGTCAAAAACTTTACAAGAACGCAGTTGTGGCAACACTAACCAAAACATTTGAATAATTATTCAATGTAACAAAAAAGCACCCTCGGGTGCTTTTTTATTGACTAAATTTTGTTAGGTTTTAAATTACTAAATGTAATTTTTTTGTACTCATATGACTCGGGGCAAAATTTACACTGCGCAATTGGATCATCTATGGTACGGAAAAATTCTTCTCCACGCTCATCAAACTCATCTACGGACAATCCGCGATAACTGTGTATAAGCGCACGATCTTCGTCGGATACATCGAAAGGATACTGCTGATCAAATTGTTGCATTAACGGAGCAGGTCCGCACTTGTGAATTTTACCATCAATCATATGGTAATTTTTCCATTGTACAAAACTACAATTTGAGTGAGCTTTAGCAGGGTCGCTATTGTATAATCTAAATTCTCCATCTGCTCCCTGTATGATATTACTCTGAGTAAAATGATCACTAAACCATATATGAGCAGTTAAGCCATTTTTGTCAAGAAATTTATATTTTCTATCGTGCTCATTTACTGGGTTGTCGTTTGGTATTGTTTCAGGATCTTTTAAAAAATTTTTAATACGAGCAACAATAGCATCAAAGTCATCCATTGAATGCAGGCTAATTCCTATCCAGCCTCCAGTTTCAAGGCAGGTTTCGTATAAACCAGGTACTAGGTCTATACGTGTGCCATTGGATTGTATTTGTGGAGGTAGGCGATCCGGCCACAAGCGGCGAATACCTTTGAGCCATTTGTTGATACTTGGATTAAGCAATGGCTCTCCACCAAGTATAACCGGTTTAACGATATCTATTTTTTCTGCCCAGCGAGTCAGAATTTCTTCATAATCGTCAAAATTTTCCCATCCGGCAAATTTGTAATTGTTATATCTATTACACCCAGAACAGGTTAAATTGCAAACATTGGTAATGTAGAATTCAAGTTTATCAATTAGAATTCGAGTCATAATTTTAGGAAGTTGCAACAACGGGATTTTAACATAAAAATATTTATGGTTTGTGCCGGTTGACAAATGATAAATAACCCTGTATAATACTTACTATTATGAAACATTTAAACTATCTACTCATAGCAACACTACCAAACATGATTTGGGTGTGGGCCAATGATTGCGGCTTAGAATTAGAAGGATGGGACGATTGAATAACGGTAAGTTTTAATTCGTATTCAACAGCCCCGGAACTTTAAACACTCCGGGGTTTTTATTTAAAGGAAAGGATAATATGAACATTGATTATAGTAAATTGAATGATCGCGTTGTAAAACAGGCTTGGGAAGTTAGTAACTTAACACTAACAGAAGAAATGAAAACAAAACTGTTTCAAAACAAGATTCGTCGTGCAACCGAAATGATTGCAGCACGTGATACAATTTATCACCAAATCGAAGATTAATTCTTCAAAGTGATTGCAGGTAACGAGGACCTGTGTTACACTATAACTAACACAAAAGGGCGGACTATCGGATGGAACTCCTTGTGTGGAGCAAAAATGATAGCGCAATTATATGCACCCTTCGTCTATCGGTTAGGACACGCCCCTTTCACGGGCGGAAGAGGAGTTCGATTCTCCTAGGGTGTACCAAACAATTCCGGTCAAGCAAACACGGTGTAGGCGGTGGACTGTTAATCCATGAAGCCTGGTTCGATTCCAGGGACCGGAGCCAAGTATTTGGAGAAGAAGCATCAATGGTGATGCAGTGGACTGTAAATCCGCCGCCTTTGGCACGACTGGTTCGATCCCAGTATTCTCCACCAAACAATTCCTCGGTGATGTAATGGTAGCATAGCGGTCTCCAAAACCGTTCGTTGCAGTTCGAGTCTGTGCCGAGGAGCCAAAAATAAACAGGAATAAGTAGTTACATGACATGCCGATTAATGTTTGTTGGGTCCAAAAAAATTGTAGATTCTATTATAACTTTACAGTTTGATAAATTCTTGCAACCCAAGCCTGATCGCACCAATATATATCTAGCGTCAATTATTGAGCCCGGGCATTGTCGACGCAATCCTATTGATATATTAGACTTATATAGACAACACGGAATAGACACCAGTACGTTTAGTGTAATACACGATATTGATTTACTCAATCAGTACGGACAATTTGGTTTATATGGCACGTTTAATTTTTGGATTCGACAACAGTTAATGAAGTTTATGGCCGTCGATTCTTGTGACAGTGAGCAAATATTAATACAAGACTCGGACATATTATTAACAAAGCCTTATTGTTATTTTAACAACGGAGACCCGGTTCCTTTTATATTTCTTGATACGTCGCATTCGCCAGGTTATTATGAATTTGTAAAAAAGTTTACTGGACAACCTAGACAGACTAGCGGGTGTTTTGTTACAGATTTTATGCCATTACGTCGCACAGATTGGGCCAGTTTAAAGAAACATATTGAACAAACATATTCACAAAATTGGCTGTTAGCTATGATTAATGTGTTCAAACAAG